TAGCCTTATGTAAAATTGTAAGAGCTTGGTGGCATCATATCTTCGCCAAACTGTCCTATCTGTGGGGCAAACTTCATACCTGCACCAGCAAGACCAAAACCTAAGCTGGCTATATTACTGTACATTCCAGATTGAGCTTGTTGAGTACTTTGTAGTCCTGACAGTGAAGTAATTCTACCACTCAAAGCACCCATTTGTGAGCCAAATCCTAGGTTTGCTCCGAATTGAGATGATAAACTTGCTAGTCCACCAGCAACACCTGATCCTTGGATACCACCTGCAGCAGCAGCGGCTCTAAGTTGCGCTCTTCTTCTAATAAAACTTCTTACAGCCTGTCTTCTTTGTCTTGTAGCAGCCACCTGTTGTTGTTGTACTTGAGCTTGTGCAACCTGTACAGCAGTAGCGGATGCAGCTTTGGCAGACTTAACAGATTTAACTGTACCTACAACCCCAGCAGTAGCCCCAGCAACTACAGCACCACCTACTAACGTAGTAGCTACTGCAGAAGCGGCTAAACCAGTAGCACCTACACCACCTAATATTGCAGCACCTAAAGCAGGAACAAAAGCCATACTATATTCCTTTCGTAAAGAAGGTTTCTCTTTTGCTAAAACCTTGCTTAGTTAAAAATTTTAAAAACTTATCATCTTCTAGTGAAGCTATACTACCAAAACGAATAGCAATACAACCTTTTTCTTTACACCAATCCTCGTATTCTTTCATGAGTTTCTTAGCTGTAAAAGCGTTCTTGTTGTTTAACCAAAAGAAAAGTTCGTAACCTATTATCTCGTCACTAAAAGGACTTTCTGTAAGAGCAAAAGCTGCAAACCCTTCTATCTCATCATCGTCTACTACAACTTTACATAATGCCATTTGGTTTTCTAGTAAACTTGTTATGTATTGTAGAGTTTTTTCTTGATTAAGTTTTCCTAAATCTTCGAAGCCAGCTTTTTTGTAGAACTTTTTACAGAAATATAAAACGTCATACAAGTCTTCTTGACGCAAATCACGTATTAACATTAGTATCTAGGGTTCCTTCCTTGTACCAAGCCCCAACCTAGGAGCAAGAAGTCTTTACCCTGTTCACTTTCGTATTTAAGTCTCATGGATCGTCCGTGTCCACGTATTTTAACTCTTGATGTTATCACATCATCTGGATAATTGAAGTCAGTTAAATCACTATTGTTAGGAAACAAAGGATACTTCAATCTGTATACCTGTTGTGATGTACCAAAGCTCTCAGCAAAATCCCAAGAAGCAGATACTTTTAAACCTGAAGGTCTTATAGGCTCGTAACCATCGTTTTCGTTACCTGTAAATCCTGTCTCTGTTACTCTACAGTATGTGACAATGTAAGGTGCGTTCTTTTTAGTTACCAAGTCACCTACAAAATCATAACCTGTCTCAGCAAATGATGAGTAGTTTGTGTTAGTCCAGTCTAAAAAGTCAATAGCTGTAAATGCACCAAAGGTTATCTTGTTGTTTGACCCTTCTCTACAGATAAGAACGATAGCAGCGTCACCTGTGTTTGTGTTAGATATTTGTGTAGACACAACGTCATTACCGTTTGAGGTAACAACATCATCTGCACCGTTGTTTGATGTAACGTCTAGCGCAACCTCACTAGCACCATACCCTGAGTAAAAGGCTAGACCAACCACACAGTCTGTGTTTGATGTTTGATCTGATACTTTCCAAGGAAAGAAAGCTTGAAGAGGTACATCAAGAATTAAGAAGTTATTTAGTTTAGAGGTTATAGTTTCGTCTTTATTAGGATAACCCCAATATATTCTTTTGTTAATAGCGTCATAAACTGCAGTTACTTTTAGTTTAGCGTCTGCGTCAATAGCATCCCAAAAAGTTTGAACTGTAGGTATAGTCAAGTTTTGTTCTTGACCTTGACCTGATACAGGGTCTGTAGTCAATGTGTGTATACCAAACCTTGACCACCAAAAAGGAACACCTTCAGCCTCTACGAATGTTTGGGGCTGTAACATACCAACTCTAGTAACTCTGTTGACAGAAAAGTTGTTAGCTCTAAACACACCGTCAATACCAGAGATTTGCCATACTCCATTCTCAGCAAATACAAAGAGAGAGTTTTGGTAAGCGTATAGTCTCTGTATCTTAACAGCGTCAGGTATTCTTATAACCCCACCGTCTGTGTCAATAAGGTCTGATTGGTACTCTGCTGTAGGGTCATTCTGCTGATGACAGATACCTAAGTCATCTACTGTTTCAACAAGTTTAGAAAACAATATTGTACCAGCATTTTCAGCACTGTCAATACCTGCATAGAATACCCTACCAGAAAAAGACTCAGCGCATCTAAACCTAGAAGCTTCTGCATCCGTAGGTTTAGTTAGTCCACTGAGTCCTGAAGCCGTAGCTCTGTCTTTAGTAAAGAAGTCTAGTATGTAGTGACCGTTACCTGTTAGTGTAGTACCACCATAAATTCTATCCCATTCTGTTGCATCAAAGTCTCCATCAGAATCTTTACCTGCGTACCAAGGATGTGTTAGAGGGGGATGTTTACTTGAGTTTGCTGCTGACCAAGTAGATAAAGCTGCTGCACCTTTTGTACCTACCCATCCAGCGTTTTGTGTATCATACTTTCTGTTTTGAGAAGGGGAAGATTTTTCTGTATAGTACTCTGAAGTATTACCTTGATACTCAAAGTCTCTTACATCAAATCCAACTTGAGTAACTGTAAAAGTTCCTGAGCTATACTGGATAGCTATTGTATTTATTTGAGGAGAGGATACAACTAGAGTACCTTTGATTGATGTAAACTGACACTTAGCTGTATCTGCACCAGCAGAACCAGACTGTTGGTAGGAAGCTAGGTTAACTGAATTAGACTCTACTTGGTTAGAGTAAGGCAGCGCACCTTTGTTGTAGAAGTAAAGTATAGCACCCTTCTGAAAGACTAGAAACTCTAGGTCAGCGTTACCACCTACGTTTACCCAAGAACCTGTAGCTGTTTGTTCAGCATCACTAAGAGTATAAGAAGATAGTACATTACCTGTCTCGTACTCTACACCTAACCGTCTACGTCTAGTACCATCCCTACGTAGATCACAGTTTAGTTCATCAACGGAAGCACCCTCAGGAAATGTAAGTTCAGCAGCCTCTGTGATAAGACCTTTTACAAAGTTGTTAGTTGCTTTCTGACTTAGACTTTGAGCCATTACGTTCTTTCTCACGTTGGTCTGCGTATTCGTTACGCTGAACAGTTTTAGTTTTTACTTTGTTTCTTAAGTAATGCTCTACAGCTTCTTTGCCTTTTTGTAGACTAGAGTATCTACCTGATAACTCACTAGGCACAGAACCTTTCTCAAACCTAACTCTAAAAAAACTGTATCCGCTTTCTTCTTTTTGTACATAAACCTCTGACACCATTTTGTCAGACTTTATGACACAGCGTTGGTTTACTGTATCAGTTTCTATATCTATCATTAAGTTCTTCCGTACTGGTTTCTTGAAGCTAGTCTAGTTTTGTATTGATCGTTTTGTACGTAAGACTTTAACCTACGTGCAGCCTGTTCAACCTTAGGATCAGAACCACCTTTGAAAAGACTCATGCAAGCTGACTTAGACTCAGCTAGTAGTAAAGGCATTAGTGTCTGATCCAAGTCTATAGCAAAGCTATCTGTCTGACTGAATGTTGGGTAGATAGCACAGAACGCTCTTGTCTTGTTAGATGCTAAATTAGCTTCTACTGAAACATCATAAGCATCCATTATAATATGGTTGTCGTTAAAGGATGTATAGTAAGAAGGGTCTTTATCACTAGCTACAAACAACTCTACAGATTGGTCAACAGTAGTTACCTTCTTAGCTGTCTCATCCATTCTGTCTATAAACACTAAAGGCTCTACATAAACTATTTCTCTATAGTCAGGAGAAGAAGCAGTTCCTATATTGTAGTCAACTCTCATTAGTTGTTTTGTTCTTGCTGGGTAAGTAAAGTGTGTAGGTCTTGCAGTGCTTGCTAGAGAAACCAAAGGTATTAATTTGTTATGCTCTGGTATGCTTCTAGCAGCAATTATGTTAAAGTATGTATCTTCTACTACAGAGGCTACCTGTTGAGCCTCTACTGTATCAGCTATAGCGTTGACATCTTCTGAATCCATATCAGATAGAATAGATTGTACTACTTGTAAAAGAGTGCTTTTCATTATGATCCATCCACGCAGATAACTATTACACAATCAATGTGTGAACTTGCTCCACCGTTACAAGCTATCTTTATAAAGCTTCCTGCTGAAACTGTATGATTTGATGAAGGTGCTAGTGTGTCTACGTCACCTGCTGCAGAACCAGACTGAGTCACAGTTACTACACCCATCGAAGCACCTGCTGCGTTTGTTACTGTAAAGGTTGTGTCTGAGCCAGAGATAGCTGCGCTTAGAACACTTTGTATCTTTGTCACTGTTCCTGCGTAAGGCATAGGAACGTATAAATTACTTGAAGTAGATATGTTAGCAAATTGTACTGTTAACATTGATTGTCTGGATGTCCAAGTACCTGAGCCAGAACCGTTAGCTAAGTAAACGTCACCACTACTTGCAGCAGCCACGCCTTTAGGTTCATGTAAGTAAGGATCAGAAAGAGTAGAGTGGTTTACGTTTGCCATTAATATCTCCTAGGGAATGAGTAGGGTGCTCCCGAAGGAACACCCAAAGCTTTTAAGGCTCGATGTATTCGATAACCAACTTGGCTTCACCAGCAGTAAATGCTGCTGTGCCATAGATAGCTTCGACATAAACATCTGCGCCACCAACAGTTGCTGTACCGCCTACTGCTGCACCATCACAAGCTACTGCTTTATCTGCACCGATAGCAGCCAAAGCAACCGCTGCGTCAATACCATCGGCATCAACTGCGGCACCAGCTTGAGTGTAAGTACCTATTGTCAATGTAGCTGAACCACCTGAGGTGAAAGCTGTTGAGACAATAAGACTAGCAGAAGTAATGTACGAACCTGCTGGAATGAAAGCATCGTGATCTTGTGGAGTTGCCACAGATGAAGGAACTTCTGTTCCTGTGATATTCATCACCAATGATTTCTTCTGACTTGAAAGAGAAGTACCACGCTTTGCAGCAGTTCCCTGTTCACCTGCGGTAAGAACTTCTAGACCGTCTGCGTTTACATAACTCATTAGTCTACCTCCTTACGCTACTGTTGGTTTCGTGACAACACGAACCATGTTTTCAGGACGGTACAACTTGACACCATAACGAGCAGTTGTTACAAACTCGTGTCTTTGGAAGTCTTTGTTGTAGTCGTAGTCAACCTGAGGTTGCTGTCTAAACGCACCCACGAATGGATTTACAGACTGATCTGCTGAGAAGAACATATTGACTTTACCATTGGTAGATGAGTAGTCTACATTCGAACCAGCTAGGTCTGGTAGTGCGTTGTCGGTTGCGTCTGGTAGGAAGTTTGAGCAGTATACGTCAAACCCATATACGTTTGCAATGAAACGCATACCAGTTGCTATACCGTCACGAACTAGTCCTTCAAAACGTGGGTTGTTTGACACGTTTATTACGTTGCTCAATGTGTTAAGTGTGTACTCAACAGACGGATCAACGATGGCTACCAAGTTGCTGTCTGGAACGTTCTGTTTTTTCAGAGCGTAACGTGCATAAGCAAACTCTTTTAAGGTGATAACTTCACCTGTACCTGTTGAACCAACACGCATTGAGATACCGTTGATTGCTTCTGTTGAGTTAGCTGATACGCCAGATTCAGGAGCAGCGAGAGTTGTTGTCTCGAAATGTTCCATGATTGCACGTTCTTGTTCAGGTACAAAGCGTGACATTAATTCTGAAGAATAGAATGTGTCTTGCTCTGCTTTCTTAGTCATATAAGTAGCTGATGAAAGATACTTATCCACTGTGAATGTGAAGTTACCTGTGTCTAATGGACGGTAAGTAACGGCACTGTCCTCAGTGTAGTTGTCTACCTGTGCCTGACCGATAGATGGGATGTTGAAAGTATTTCCATCAGGAAAACCATCAAGCATACGCACATATCGTTGTGCCATCATCTCTTCACGCAGAATGTCTTTTAATTCTGATGAATAGACCTGAGCACGTTGCAGGAACGAGGTATTAGATGTGGTCATTGCCATGTCTAAGTTCCTTTATTATGCACCAAACTTATCGCCAAGACGAGATTTGTCCTCGAACATTTGTTGTTGCGTCTTAGCAGAATAGTACAAGTTACGATTTTCTCTACGAAGTTTCTGATAATAATTAAAATCTCTTTCCGTAGAGGACTGCATATTGACACCTTCGGTTCGAACTGACCCAGCAACCATAGGGCTGACAGGACGTTTGTTCTCACCTATAAGAGCGAAGAAGGCGTTAGGTGACTCAGCAGCAATGTCTCGTAAACGATCTATTGACATACCAAGCTCTTCAGCTTTCTTTTCGATTTGAGCCTTGGCTTCAGTGCCAAAGCTTCCCTCTAGTTCTTTATCAACAAGTTGTAGGTTGCCTTGAACTTTAGCTTCCAACTCTCGCTGACCTAGTGTCTTTTCTACAAGGCTCTTCAGGTCTTCCTCACTAAAGTTTGCAGTGGTATTCTGGTCTTTAGTGCTACTGTTATTATTAGGCACTTCATTAGTCGCTGCAGTAGTTTCAGCGGCCTTGGTCTGAAGCTGATCAAGAACTTCGTTTTTGTATTCCTGTTTCTTTAAGTCTTCCCTCATTTGACTGAGTTGGTCTTCAAGATTTTTAATGTAACCATCAGCTTCTAATTTGCCTTTGGCTAACACTTCAGGGTCTTTCCAGTTCTCACCTTTTGCCTGTACAAGTTTATCAAGAAAGGATTCCTGTGAAGGGGTTTCCTGTACTTGAGTCTCGTTGTTCTGATCTTCCTGTGTGGTTGCAGTGTTATCAGTAAATACCATAATGTTATTCCTTATCTAGGTTAATAAGATCGAGCACTTGGGTTAGTGCTCTGTTGTAGCCGATACGATCAGCCATTTTGTGTGACCAAGCAGGGCTGTCATAGTCAGCCGTAGTCGGTCTATCCTCAAGCATAGACTCAAGAATCTCTTCGAGAAGCAGAAGACTTTCTGAGTTGGACATAATCTTTTGTTTGATCTTGTCCTTGTCTTCCTGCGTCTTACATTTTTTAAACCAAGCAGCCTTCATTTATTTTTTCATAGGCTTTTTTGTTTTCTTCTTTTTCTTCTTCTTTTTCTTGGTTGTGTTTTTGTATTCCATAACTTTACCTTTTTTATAAGGCATATCATAAACCCTCTTCTATTGCTATTTGCTGCTCTTCTTCATACTGTACCTCAGCTTCAGTTGAGATACGTTGAGTTTCTAGTTGTTCAGAAACTGTAATGTTATCACCGAATAGTGCTGGTTCACCAAGTTCATCTGAAAGTATTCTAGCAAACTCTTTGCCTGATAAGTGAACAGCAACAGTAGGGTCTGCTAGTTTGATCTGGTAAAGTTGTGTTAAGTTCTGTATTCTTTGCGCTCTTTCAGCAAAGTGTCTAGCACCCATAGGTATAATCTTACCGTTAGCCATGATGTCTTCTTTTGTAATTTCTTCAAAGAAGAACACACCTGAGTCTTCGTTAAGAACTCTTATTGTATCTGCGTAGTCCATGTTACGTCTAGCAGCTTCAATCATTCCGTTTAGGATAGGCTCTAGGAATACTCTTTCAAAGTGTGCGGTCTTGTGTTGGAAGATTCGTCCTGCTGCAGTCATTAACTGCTGTACTTCAAAGGCTGTCTTCTCACCTGCACTACGGATACCCATTGCTTCACGTGGAGCACCAGCCATCATCTCCATCTTAGCTTCTAAGTTAGCTATCTGAAAGTCAGCGTTTAGTGCTGTAGAGTCAGGAGCTAAGTACCCTACGTCACCCTCTTCACCCATGTATATTCTTGCTGCTGGCTCGAAGTCAAAGTCTTCTACGTCACCTCTGATCTTGATAATAGGATAAGCTATCTGATCAAAGACATCAGCCTTGAGGTTTTCTAAATGATCTATTCTATACTGCATACCAACAAGATTGTCAAGTGGCCCCATTGCGTATAGATTGTCTGGACGTTCTCTCCAACCTGCGTGATAGATTGGTGACTTACCTAACCAGCTAGGGTTCTGCTCATTGTAGATTACGTAAGCTCTGTCTACAATAGTTATAACTCTGTTCTTATGGAAGACTTTGGTGTCAGCATCGTAGATGTCACCGTAGAATGTCATAAGCTCTACAAAGTTTGACTCGTAGTATTCGTTTAGGTTTGTAAAACCATCTGCTGTAAATGCGTGAGACTTATCTATGTCAACATCATTACCACTTACAGCAGCCCTGTTGTTTACCATCTTTTCAAAGATTTTGTTTAGGTACTCATTGTCTACAGTTTCTTCAATCTTTCTAGCTAACTCACCCATGCTCATCATAGTTCTGACAATCTTAGGACTTTCACCAAAGTTTGCTGCTAGTGGGTTAAAGCAAATATCAAAGGGGCTGATACGTACAAGTTTTGGTCCTACGTAATTAACTGCACGTTCACCGTCCTCATACTCAGTATAATCTCTTTCAAACTCTACAGTAGCAAAGCAGTTACCATACTGAATGTAATCATTGATTAGTTTGCTTGTTGTATTTACAAAGTCAGACTGTCGTATTTTGTTTTCCATATAAGCTTGGATAACATCACGTTTACTTTTTATGTCTGAGTTCTCATCGTTAGCCTCAAACCTAAACCAACGTTTTTGAGGAAACAAA